GCGGCCTAGTGGCGCCCGTCTTTGGCCTGCAGCCGTTCCAGGCGCTCGGCGAGCCGGTCGAGATTGCGCTCGAAGCGTTCGCCCAGTTCCTTCAGAGCCGCAGTGATGCGGTTCTCAACGTCTTTGATCTCGGCTTTGGTGACGTAGGTTTTCGCCGAATCCGTTTGGCAGCCGCTCAGCTCGCGCGTCAGATCGTCGATACGCTGATGCAGCTTTGCCGACGATCTCCAGGTGTACGCAAAACATGAGCCTGCCAGTGTGAGGCCGCCGCCGATCAGCCATTCGGGGCCCATCATCAGGCGCCCCCGATGTCTGGCGTACCGGCGGGGAAAAGGCCGGCCCAGGCTTTGCGGCTGGCCGGGCCATAGGTCCAGAATTCGGCGTGATGCGCATCGATCCCATGGGTGTCGACATGCAGCGCCGCTTGCATCAGGCCAAAGCGGCGGAACCCGGCGTCCTTCGCCAGCGCCAGAAGCGAACCGCGGCTGTAGGGGCCAAGCGCAATATCGAAGGCAAGCTGCAAATGCACCGACGCCCGCGCCGCGTGCTTCAAGCCGCCGTTGTGCCGCGCGCAGCGATGGCCGCTGGTGATCCGCAAGGGACCGCCCACCAGATCCCGCATCTTTTGCAGCACGTCCAGCGCCGTCATGTCGATATAGACTTCGCCGCAACACGGGCATGCGATCTCCGCCGGCGTGAAATTCGGCCAGCGCGCCGCATCCCACGGAACCCCGCAAATGGGGCCCCAGTAATTTTCCATTTCGGTTTTTCCTTTGGTTAGGAGGTCGGAGCGACCATTTCCAGGAAGTAGACGGCGAGCCGCACCTTGCCGCCGGTGAAATTCGCGCCCGCCGCGGTGATGCGAACGGCGGTATCGGAATAGAAAGCCGTTGGGCCGATGACGCCGATATTGGTCGATCCGAGCGCCACCCCCAGCGAACCGCCGAATTTCGCCGTGTCTCCGGCGATGCCGACGGCGTAGGACGATGCCCCGGTAATCGCCAGCGTGGTGCGGGAGGCAACGCCGAGCACAATCGCCCGATTGGGGATGAAGGCCGCGTCGGTCGTGTCGGTATAGGCACCGGCGAGCGTGACCTCGATCTCCTTCGCGCGCAGGGTGATGCGCCCGCCATGGGCTGTCAGCGCAACGCCGTCGCGCCACACGCTATCCTGATATTTCACGCCCAGGCGTTCGTCCTTGACCCACGCTGTCCAGCCGTCATGCGGAACGATCTTCAACCAGGCGCCGCTGCGATAGACGGCGATATTGAAATCCCAACTCGCCCAGGCGCCAGTCGCGCCCGATCCGGGAATGTAGGCTGTGCCGTCCGCGGGCGATCCCGGCGGCGCCGTCAGCGTGCGGCTTTCCACTGCCAACTGGACCAACGAATCCAGGATGTCGAACGTCGTGTTTACGGGCACGTGTTTCTGGGCCTGCGCTGCCTGGATGTAAGGCAGTTGCAGGTTGGTGGTCTGGTCGCTCATGGTGCCTCAGAGATAGACGGTTACCGCCTTGGCGGTGCCCCGGCCGGTGCGGGCCGAGAGCTGGTAGACGCGGACATTGAGTGATCCGGTGACGGCGCCGCCGAAATCCGCGGTTTGCATGGCGGCCGTGTAGGTAGTGGTCGGTGAAGTCGAGGCGAGTGTCCGCTTGACGATCGCCCCGGACAGAATCTCCGTCTCGTAGCTCTCCGTCTGCTCGCTCAGCGGAACTTCACCGGCGTCCCAATTCATCGCGGCGGGCGCCCGGTCGCGGCGGCACCAGGAGAGGATGATGTCACCGGCGGATTTTCTCCCCGTCACCCGCGCCGGCGCATAGGGGCGCAATCCCACCGCGCCGAACGTGATCTGCTGCTTCTGGTACGACGGATCGGCGATAGACTTTCCCAGCGGTCCCCATGTCCAAAAGTAGGCGCTACGGGCGTCCGCCTCGCCGAGGCCGAGCTGTGCGATATTGCTATCCAGAATGACCACCGGCGCCCCCGCGGGCACGGGATCGCGCATTTGCGTCTCGGTTCCCGCTTGGCCGCGTAGCAGCATCGAAAGCCGCCACTGCTTGTCACCGATCAGTTCGGCATCGCGAAATTGCAGAACTTCCCAGCCGCCATCCTGATTCTGCACCGCAACGGCATTGGCACCGCCGAGAACCGTCACCTCGTCTTTCGAGGCGAACGTGCCGTTCGACAAGCGTACATATAGGCTGCCCGCGCGATCCCATTTCCATAACGCCCCGGAATAGAAATCGTACAGCGTCTGTCCGATCCCGGCCTTGCGCGAGATTGTGGTGTCGAGCACATAATTGGCGTCCGACAGGCTTTTCAGGATCTGCACTTTGCCCGGCCACGGATCGGCGTAGATGGCAACGTGCGGCGCCCAGGCGCGCGCGAAGTCGGCATCCATCAAAGACGGCATGTCCATGAAGACGGCGAAAGCCCTTCCCGGCGAGTCTGGCGTGGTGCCAGGGCCACCGCTCACGCGCGCCGGTCCGGTGATCGTCTCGTAAATCGACGGGTCTGTCATCACCGACTGGATCGCCCTGGACGATGTGTCGTCGATCTGAGTGACACGAAGCCGGCGAATGCGTCCACTCGTCGTGACCGACAATTCGTCTCCAGGATCGAGCCCAAGAAATCGCGGTGCGATACCGAACGTGCCGGTGTCGCGGGTAATCCAGGTCTCTTGCAGGAGGCGGTCGCCGACGCCCACGGCCTGCGAGCGATCCATCACCAGCGGCACACCGTTGTCCATCACCTTGTTGGAATTTCCGACCAGGCGCTTCGCGGCATAGGTGCTGTTCTGATAGCCGTTGGTGGCATCGATATACGTGATACGAGACGCCACCGGCAGGTCATCGTCCTGGGCGCGCGTAAAGTTGAAAGCGTCGTCCGGGTTTCCGTCAGGATCGATGACCAGATCGTTTTCGTCGATGGCGGTCGTAGAAGGGCGCCCGCGCATCAAGAACCTGATTTGCCCTTGGGTTTCGATCCCGTCGAAGAAATAGACCGACATCAGCGGCGTGAGTTGATCGCGCGCACTCATGGAGGAATTGCGGACAAAGCCGGTTACGAGCCCGGTGAGGTCCGAAACGTCGTAGTTGGTGAACTTCGATTCCCCGCAGATTTCTGCCACCAGGTCGGCAAGCAACACACATCCGAGCCGCCCGTTGAGCCAATGCCCCAACGTGTAGTTCGCCGTGTCACCCCAGAGGTCTGATCGCAGCGGAAAAAACGGGTATGGGCGTGCGTCCCAACACCATGCGGCAATCGACGTGGTATCAACCATCTTGCCGCTATAGACCGTCGAGGTGGGATTGTTCGTCGACGACGCCCAGAAATTCAGGTGAGCTTCCAGGAACGCCCTCTGCATCAGATCGTCGCGCTGGCCGTTGGAATAGTAAGGCAACGCGCTTTCCGCCGATTTCGGATCGTAGAACACGTTCGGTTCGTTGGCGCCCTTATCGACGGCGGGGCATCCCAATTCGGTGAACCGAATCGGTTTCGATTGCGGCACCCATGCGGTGTGCGTGCCCGATTCCGTTCCGTTCTGGCGGTCGTAATGATAGTTGCTCCACCAGTTCCACAGGTCCTTCGAGCGCCACACCCAAGGTTTGTTGTAGGTCGCGTCGGTGATCGTCGTTCTGGTCTGGGAGTCGCGAGCGGCCTGTGAGGCGTAGTACCAATCGTAATCCTCACCGCCGCGGATGTTACGTTGCAGATATGTGCGATCGAGGACCGACGTCGGACCGTTCACACTGTCATAGTCGAGATGCGCAATACCGTCGCGCCAATCGGCGAGCGGCATATAGTTGTCGATTCCGATGAAATCGATATTGGCATCCGACCACAGCGGATCGAGGTTGAACTGGACAGCTCCGGCCGTGTCGCCGGTCTGGTGATTGTTGTACTCCGACCAGTCCGCCGCATACCCGACTTTGCAGGACGAACCGACAATGGCCTTTACGTCCGCCGCCAACTGCTTCAGCGCCGCCACCGCCGGATAGGTCGTCGCATCGCTCCGTGAGCGCGTGAGGCCGCGCAACTCGGAACCGATCAGGAAGGTGTCGACGCCGCCCGCGTCGGCACAGAGCTGCGCATAATGCAGCACCATGCGGCGATAGCCCCAAGTCGCATTGAAGAAGGCATTGACCTGGGTCGCAGCCGCGGCCGTCTGGTCGACGGTTCCGGTATATCCGGGTGCCGGGCTGACTGTGATCCGCCCGCGCCAAGGATATGTCGGCTGACCCGAAGTTGATGCATTTGCCGAATAGGGGTTCGGCAGATTGTTTCCTTGCGGGATGTCCATGAAGACGAACGGATAGAACGTCACCTTCAGACCGCGCGATTTGAGGTCCTTGATGACCGCGGTCACGCACTCGTCCGTTGGTGTGCCGCCATATGCGGGACGGTCGTCGCGATAGGTGACGATGTAGGCGTCTCTTCGGGCTGCGCCGGCAACAGACCAGTTTTCGGGATAGCTGTGGCGAACGGCTTCCTCGACGCCGGGCTGCACCGTACAATTTCCGGCGCGAAGATCGGTCCCAAACCATCCGACGACAAGGCTGATCGCCCTGAGATTGGGCGCCATCGCCTGCAAGTCGTCGAGCGAGGCGGTATAATCCGAAACTCCTGCCGTGTTGTTGCAATTGAGCTGCTCCGTGTTCCCAAAGCCATCGTCTTCCGTCACGGCCACTGGCGCATAAACAAACTCCCCTGCACCAGGGATCAGATTTACCGACGGCAGCAAATTTTCCAGACCATCCGGGCGCGAAGCCGTGATCGAGCGCACCAATTCGACCTGGAACTGCGGAATGCGGTTCCCGAAGGTGGTCAGGTCGAGGTCTTCAAACACGATGTAAGCGAGGCCGCGATAGGCAGGCGTGTTGCCGGACCCTTCGATTTCCTCAATCAGCGGGTCGGGCGCCTGGGTCGTGGTGCCGTGATAGAAGCGGATCGTGCATTTCGACACGTCGAGCAGATTGCCGTCGGCCCAGATCCTGCCCAGCTTCGGCACGACGCCTTCGCACAGCCCGATCGCGACCGAAATCGAGTAGCTGTAGGTCGTGACTTCCGGGCTCCCCCCCATGCCCTTGCCGCCGGAGGTCGATTCCGTCTCTTTGAAGCGCGTCGCCCAGATGACGTTCCCGGCGATACGGCAATAGCCGTCGACACGCGGGATGGACGCGCCTTCGGTGGCGGTCTGGATATTGACGTCGCTAAGTCTTGGACCCGTCTGCCCGGCTTGCGGGAACAGGATATTGTTGTCGATATAGCTGCCGGCGACGGTGGCGGCCGTCATCGCGGCGGCCTGCCAGTACCAAGACATGCCCTCAGTGCCGTAGGTCGCCAGGGCCTGCAAAACCATCGTAGCCATCAGGGAACCTCGAACGCAAAGACGACCTTGCGGCGCCAGGCCATCGTGAAAGCCTCTTCGCTGACGCGCTTGTTCTGGCGGGCATGAATGAGGCTGGGCGCGCCGTCCCGTTCGGCCAGGATTCCGCAGTGCTTTGCGGGGCTGTCAGGGATCATCCGGAAGAGAACGACCGTCCCAGGGTTGGCCTCGGCGCCGGACCGGATCGGGTCGGCAGGGATTTCTCGCAGGTAACGAGACAAGGTCTCGTACATGGTCTCGCGCCCCGTGGCCTCCGCCCAATCGGGGGAATACGGCGGAAGTGCTTCGGGCTCCGGGCCGATCAACTCGCGCCAGACGCCCCGCAGGAGCCCCAGGCAGTCGCACCCGACGCCCTTCAGGCTCGCTTGATGGATGTAGGGCGTGCCGATCCAGGCCCGCGCACAGGCGACAATGGCCTGCGGATTAGTTGCCATAGCGGGACCCTCCGTCCAACGCCTGCGTCGAGGTGGGATAGCTGATCGTAGTGTCGTTACCGGGGATGTACGGAAATCCCTGGAAATTCGAGGCGTTGTTAAACTTCAACTTGCAGGTGGCGAAGGTCTTGTCGCACCCGACCGTCACGGTGAAGGTGTCGCCGGCCGATACGGCTTTTGGCATCGGTTGCCACAGCTCGAACACGCCGGCGGATGCGCCTTTGCCATAGCGCTTGACCTCCATTGCGAGGCCTGCGTTGGCGCCCGTCACCCATGTGAGCTTTCCACCTGTAAACCAAGTGTCGGCGAACGCGGTGAGGCCGGACGCTGAAAACCGGCGCGCGTCGATCGCTGACGACACGGTTCCGTTGCCTTTGTACGCGGCGGCAGCGCAGTTGATACCGCAGCGGCTGTCGCCGACATCGGCATCGCAATCATACGCATAAGCCCGTCCTACGGCGGCTGTGAGCTTCTGGGCCATGCCGCGTACTTCGGCCTGGAACGCGACTTTTCCCCGCTTGACCTCTCCGATCGAACCCTTCCGCATCAACACGCGCTGCGCGGTATTGGCCCAATTCACGCGCCACACTTCGATGTCCGCGCCGTCATAGACGCCGGCAGTGAGGTCGTCGTCGGTGAGGTAGTCCGAACTGAGCGCGCCGGTCACGTCGAGATTGTCGACCGAAAGCCCTAGCCCGGACTGGATTTGCGACGCCGTGAAGCCGCTCGCCGCGTAATAAGTCACGCCGGCGAATGCGACATCGCCGTCGTGATCGGTGAAACCACGAACCGTTCCATCTTTCCGGGTCAGTTTCCAGCACCAGCAAAGCGTGGTGACAACCTGATCGATGTGGGCGGCAAAGCCGCTGTCGAGCGTTTTCATTCCGGCACCTCGACAAGATCGATTTGGGTCACGGTTTGCTGGTCGTAGTTTTCGACCTGGATCGGCAAATGATCCATGTCGAAGCGCACGGGCACGTAGAACTGGAACGTCGCTGTCTGTGTTGCTGCCGGGGGCGCAGAAAACGTCACCAGCCCGGTCAGATAATCGATCGATGCCGGTGTCACCACCGCCCCGCTCACCTTCACCACCACGGAACCGCTCATTGGCTTCGTGATGGTGCGAATGTGCTGCCCGCCGCCAAGCGTGTAGCGTTTGACCAACTGATAGACGGTCGAACTGACCTGGACCATCTGCTGATCGGCGGCGTCGAAGTCGGCCCAATCCTTGAACGGGAACGAATAGGCCCGCCCCATCACCACGCGGAAATGGGCGATCACTGCCGCCATCTGCGCGCGCGTGCGAATGCCGGTCCCGATGTTGAACTTGCACTTGGCCTGTGCCCAACAGATGTTGCGCTGTTCCTCGCCAGATCCGAGCGTCACTACATCGGTCAAGAACTGCGGCCCGCCCGTCGCGCCCTTTGCGACGGCGTCGGGGAACGGGACGTTGATGAAGGGTGTCGTCATCGCCTCACATCCTCCGCGCCGCCGCACGAATGCTGCGGACCAAAGACGTCATCGTTTGCCCTTTGCTGGCCTGGAACGACCGCGGGTTGGGCGTCTGGATGTTCTGAGTCACATACAGAGGGCGGCTTTCGTCTGCGTTGTATCGGCGTGTTTCGGCGCGGTTCAACACGCGCTCGCCAGTCTGGGCAACGATCACGCGTTCATCGGGATTGAGGTAGAGACCATCGTGGGCACGCGGCGCGAAGCGAACCACGTTCGCCGGCAGCATGCGGTTATCGTTTGAGAAGCCGACCATATTGCCGGTGTGATGCGTTCCGGCGGCGACCGTGCCACTGTTTCCGAGGATGTCGCCCAAGATGCCGCCAACGCTGCTCATCGTCGGCTGATTGGTCCCGAACACCGCGTTTTTGATCGGGTTAATCACCGCCAGCTTAAGCATTTCGCTCTCGATGTCCTTTAACGCGCTGAGACCAGCCTGGGCGAAGCTGTTCCAGTCGTACTTGCCCTCCATGATGAAATCGGACCAAGTGCTGGCGACGCTGTCGAAGGTGCTTTCCAACTCGCCGCGCGAGGCCTGAGCGAGCTGCAAATCCTGGTTCAAACGCTCGATCTCGCCGGCGTTGGCGATGATCTTCTTGCCTTCTTCGCTGTTAATGTCGACGCCCTGTTGCAGAAGCTGTTGCTTCGTCCGAAGCTGGGCGATTTCAACGGCGCGGTCCTTTTCGCTCGCGCTTTGCAATTCAATTTGCTTCTTCGCCAGCTCGATTTGGTCGCTCTGGCTGGAAATCGTGCGAAGGGCTTGGTTGCGCTTGGCCTCATCGTTGTCGTTGGCGATTGCGCCGGGCAGCTTGTCGATGACCTTCTGAAGCGCTTCCGCCTCTTTGGTGTAGCCCTGGGCGAGCGCGAGCGCCTTGGCGATGCGAAGATTGGCGAGTGCCACTTCGATCTGCATTTGCTCGTTGGCATCGCCGATCTTCAGCGTGCCGGAGGCGAGCGCGTCGTTGACCTTCTTCTGCGCATCGGCATGGACGCCAAGCTGGGCAATCTGTTTGGCGCCAGTGGCGTATTGCTCCGCAATTTGTTCGGCCAGGAGCTGGCGAGTGCGCATCTCGACATTGACGCCATCCTGGAACGCTTCGGCGGTGGCTTTTGCCCGCGCCTCCATCACCATCCCGGCGGCGGAATTCTTCAGGTAGCCGTCGCCTGCCAACATGGCCGCATTCCGGCTCATGTTGAGCTGGATGGTCTGTTCGGCGATCTGGCGGGAAGCCTGGGCATAGACCAGCGCCGAGGCCTGCTGCTCGCGCCGCAGTTCTTCTTGCTTCGTCAGAACCGCGCCGGACAGATTCAAGCGGGTTTGCAGGGCCGCGTCGTTGGCGCGCGAGGCCACGCTGAAGTGCTTCAGCGACTCGATTTGCAGATTGGTCGCGGATTCGGCTTTCTGATTGTCGTTCAGATACGTCGAGGTGGCCCGGTCGAGGCGATTGTACGCCTCCGTGGCCTGATCCGCCGACACGCCGAGCATCCCCAACGCCTGCTTGTTCGACACCAGTTTTCCCAGCAATTCCGTGCTGGTCGAGAGGTTGAATTGATCCTCGAAACCGGGCGTTGCCTTACGCACCACCGGACCGGCGAGATTAGACAGCGTCTGCGATTCCTGCTGCGAACGGTCAGCCGCAGCCTTCTTGTCAGCGGCAGACAGTTCGGCGGCGTGGTCGGCCGTGTACTTCTTGAGCTGATCTTCCTCATAGGCGCCGGAACCGCCGAGACGTTTCGCAGCCGCGACTTCTTCCTCCAGCATCATGCGCTGCTCTTCGGGAGACTTCTGGCGGAAACCGTCGGCCCACTCCGCCCATTGCTGCTTGACGTATCGCCATGCATCGCCGAGCGAGAGGGTCTTTTCGGTCATGTCCTTGGTGCTGTCGGAAAGGCCGCGCTGGATTTCCTGCTGCGCCTTGCTGTACTCGCCTTGCGCGATCAAGGTCCTGACATATTGGGCCGTCTTATCGCTGAGGCCCCCAACACTGCCGAGCAATTCGAGGCCCGCCTTGGACGGGTCCTTGAAAGCGGCTACCAGCTTTTCGCGCGCCTTTTCGGGATCCTCATCCATCACGCGCCAATAGTTTTCCCACAGCTTGGTCAGCCCGACGATGTTCTCCTTGCCAATGACGCCCGTCTGGGCAAATGCCACCGCCGTGTCGCGGGCGGCGCCGACCGTCGAAAATCCGGCCTGGGAAGCCTGTCTCGACATGGCGGCCAATTCACCAGCGGTCGCGCCGGAGGCCTTGCCGAGTCCTTCCGTCGCCGCTTCGAGCTGCCGCGATGCCTGCCAGTTCGTGTACATGACATAAGCAGCAGCCGCGCCGACACCGATGATGGCGCCGCTGAGAAGCACCGTCGGGGAAAGCAAATCTGTCAATGTCGCGCCGACTGCCTTCAGCGCGCCGGTAACGCCCATGCCGGTGCCGGCGAACACCTGATAAATCTGGCCGCCCTGCTGCGTCAGGATCGATAGCGGTTTCTGCCCCATGGCGAGACCGCTGATCACGTCGTTCATCTGGAACGTCAGGTTCGAGATCTGAAACGAATTGAGCCGTGCCTCCGTCGTCATCTTGCCGATCGACTTGGCCGTTACGTCGTAGGTCCGTTGCGCCTGGGCGACGGCGACGGCGTGCTGATCCATCGTGATCTTATCCGCCTTCAGCAATTCGTCGGCATTGGCGATCTCGGTGGCGAGACGCGCCTGGGCGGTGCCGAGCGGGTCGATCCTGGCTTTCAATTGCGCCGCCCGCTCGTCGAGCGAGGCCATCGCTTTGGCCTGTTCGTCGAACACGGCGGCCGACTCTTTGGCCGACTTCGAAGGCACGCCGATCCCCATCGCTTCGTTGAGCGTCGTCTGGAAATCCTGCCCGATCTGGGCCGCCTTCTGGCGCGCGATCTCGTCGAGCTCGGCGAACTGCGCTTCGAACGTCGCTGCCGAGTCCTTGGCCGACGACGCCACCGCTCCGATGCCGTAGGACGCGTTGAGCCCGCTTTGCGTCGCCATCTGCATCTGCGCCTGTTTCTGCGCCGACACGATCGCGTCCTGTTCGGCTTTGAGCCGCTGCACCGTCTTGTCGAAATCGGCCGCTGTGGTGACGCCGCCGCCGCTCTTGCCGAAGGTCTGGAAGACCGCCGCCGAATCCTTGGCCGATTTGGTGAGGTTTCCGACCGACAAACTGGCGCCGTCGAAGGCCCGGCCGATACTGTCGGCGGCGCCCTCGCCTTTTTGTTCGATGTCGTCGAAGTCGCGCGCAATCTCGGCTTTGCCGTCGAGACCGATGCGGATCGAATACTGGCGATTGGTCATGCTTCGGGGTCCGGGCGATAGGATCGCACGATGACGGCTTCGATGGCGGGGAGCAGTTCGGCGACCAGCGCGACAGGGCCGCCGAGTGCCTCGGTGAAGGACAGAACGGCGCCGAAATCGACGCCATAGACGCCGCCGCTCTCGATTTTACCGTCGATCACGACGGTCATCGCTCGCACTTGGCCTTCGATACGGCGCAGGATTTCCCACGCCGCCGCCCCGTCCGGGGTCTGCGGCGCATTTACGAGGTTGGGGCACTCGGTGCAGGTCCGGCCGCGCGTTTGCCGGCAGCCTTCGCAGTAGGCCTCGCCCTGCGCGAAGTGGTGCTGCGCGAGGGCGATGATGCGTTTTTTTCTTCATCCTGCGCCAGCGCCGGGCCAACATACATCCGGTCCAGAAAATCGAACGCCGCCTGGTTCTGCAGCACAGCCCGGATATTCTCCGGCGTTACCTTCAGCGGCTTGTTGTCGGGGCCGATCACGCCGTCCCAGGCGACGATGCCCGCTACCGCCAATGCCACCGTAAAGGCTTCCTCGCCCGCCGCCTGGATTTGCGGATGATCGGCGAGGATTTTCCCCGCCGCCGCAGGATCACTTGGCATGACGATACCGGCGACCTCCAGCGCCCGCTGGCGCGCACTGCGCGCGGCGGCCCTGGCCGTCAGGATCATGGCCGGGTTCGGCCGCTTCGCATGCACCACGAAGCCGGGAATAGGACGAAATGGCGGCTCCAGTTTCGATGCGTCCAGCACCATCGGTTCGGATGCTTCGGTTGAGATCTTCAACATCAGCAGATTCCTTCGGGTTTGTGAGGGTTGGCACGCGTGCAGACGCAAACCGCGCCCTGCACCAGCTCAAGCGCTGTTTTTCCAACGTTGCTTCCGTAGTTCAATTTTTTTTGCGATTTACAAAGGGCTAGCAAGGACGGTCGCCATACCAACAACGACGGTTCACCTTGCCGCTGTCTCCGGTCATTCCCGGCGGCGCGATTAGGTCCGGATTGCACCAACAGTTACCCTATTGGCGATGATCGGAGTAGCGAACGGGCTTGGATATGTGAAGCGATCCTGCTCCCGCATTTTCTTCACATCTAATTTGCGGCAGCGGCATCTTTCGCTAAATAGGCCTCATGCAATTCCATTCCCTGCTTCGTTAGCCGTTCCTCCGTATCAAAAATAATTGTTTCAGGCCTGCCAAGTTGGACGTAGCTAATAGCGCTCGAACAAGCGATGGCAGTACGAAACTCTGAACGCACCTGGTTTTCTGGTAGTCCAAGCGCTACCAAGGCCCGGATTACTTTCTCAAACGGCGCGTTGTCAGTATGAATATTAATGAAGCCATTGCCGTCCATGTGGACAGCAATATACTGGTCAAGGGTGAGTAATTTCGCCGCTTGTAGGCGGTGCAAAAAGTCTGTCAGCAATGTCATCTTGAGCATACCGCTCGCAACTTCACTCCAGCTCACGACGCGCCCAAAGTCATGAATCACCGCAGGTATAAACTCAATTACGCGCATTATTAGGCGGCCCGCAAAGATGGCCGCCGCCATAGCGGGCAGTGGGAAAAATGATCCCAACACAGTTATGGCGCCCAGTGTTAAAAAACCTGAAGCAGTCGTCGCATGATTTCGGTCCGCCGCATGAGTGTCACATGCGCTTAGCAAAACAATCGGCGGACAGCGCGGTACTTCATCGCGTAAGGACCACACGTCAACGGGCTCATCTTGAAGCCAGAGCTTTCCAGCTCCGTTCTTTTCATGTTCACCGTGGCCATTGAAAATCATGAAGGCGCCATCGAAGCCATTTAATGCCTCCACAAATTCTTTACGAGAACTGACATCTACCTGCTTGAGCGACACTTTTCCTTGCAGCGCACCGTTGAAGGTCTCCATTGATTTCACGAAGAACGGATAGACTGGGTCCGTCCTCTTGACGGCATTGACTATAAGTATCTCTCGAAATGCATCGGGCCGGAGCCGATATATTGGTTGGGGTAGAATTTGGGATACGAACGCATTCCCGGGCGTCGTTGGTATACGCGAAGTCTCTCTTGCGAGGTTAAGCGGAACACCATCAATATCAAGCCACTCAAGGGGTGCATCCGAAACTATCCGAATGCCAGTCTTTGATCTTTTTATGAGCGCCATAAACTCTTTCGGAACCGCCTCCTTAATGCGGTCCTGCACATCTCTGAATGCCTTTAACCGCTTCCGATCTCGATCATCTTCGCTTCGGTGTTGTGCCGCGAATTGCCTAACTTGGCCCGCAGTTCGATTGATTTCATTGGGCAAACGTACAACTGCGGACAACTCGGACGCGGCCATTAAGCCCACGATCTCAGTGTTCAGAAACAGTTCTTTCTGACGTAAGCCAATGAGGGGGTTTGGCGTTATCTTCCCGCCGTCGATGATAATGCCCGCTGCCACCATTTTTTCTGGTACCGTTTCGAAGGCGTATCCCCGCTGCCCAAGCAAAATCTGAAGACCGCGATCAATGATCTTAATGTCATTGTCCTTTCCGTTGCCCAGAACGGGAACTTCGCGGAGATGTGAGTACATCGATGGGGCGAACAACATCAGGTCTGGCTTGATCGGGAATGTTCGATGTAGATCGCGGGGACCAATTCTTTCACGCTCGTCAAAAACGCTATTGGTCGTTTGCACAATGCCTTCGATGTAGCCCCGACTGCCTTCGTGTTGGCGATCAAATCTACCCTCGACCATGTCATCGAATCCGGCAACAGAGAGCGCCATTAGGTTTGGAGCAAATGCATTATGGCCACCGACTTTATAGTCCAGTTCGCGCGCAGGGAATCTGGTCGGGTTTTTAAGAATATTTTGAAATACCTCGGCAACTTCTTCACCCCAATCCAATTTCAACTTGTCGCACACCTCGATGAAGTGTGCGTACATGGCCGTGATGGTGAAGTCTCCAAATTGGATGTCACCACCATTCTCAGCGACGATAAGTGGGGGCGCCTTGCAGGCGTTCTTCCATTCGATGTATGGCGCAACCTCGTCTCCGGGTGAAACCACAACTACGACGAATGGCGTTTCCGCTCCAGGCAAACTCCTCCTGATCGCTCTCGGAGATAGGGGCTGCCAGTGGATCGGCGCTTCGCCTGCCATCCGTCTTGCCAGAAGTAGATCCCTTTCATCAGCATTCACCTCGAGTAGATCGGACGGCATTCCAAGTAGTCCACGCAAAAGGGAGGAATGCTCACACAAACTTGGAGCAAACCCTTGAAGTATGGTTGCCTTCTCAGGTTCACCATCCGGCACGCTTATGAGGAATATGAAGCTCGTATCTGGTTGCATTACCCCCACCCAGAACCATCTCAAGATCAGGCTAGTCGAAGCCGCTAGCTCCCGAAAGGCGGCTTCCAACTTTTCACAAACTGCGGCGTCCCGGATAGCATAAATTCTGCCGACCGCGGGAATGGCAACTATTGGCGCCTTTGCGATCTTATCTCAAAAACAAAGATATTCGCGATTCCGGACATACAAACCTACCCATAACTCGCCACGTCATTGACCAGTGTCACCGTGCAAGCCCGCCCGACCACGGCATTCTTCGCACCCTGCCAGTCGTAGGTTTCCTGGATGCCACCTGGGCCGCTGCGACTCATTTTCGGGCGCGGCAGGTAGACTTCGTGGAAGACGAACTGGAGCGATTTGGCGAGCGCGATTTTCCAGCCGTAGGACAGGTCGATC